CTTCGCCTGCGCCGTCGCCTCCACCTTCGGCACCGCCGGATCAACAGCAAGCGCAGCCAAAGCAGGTGTAGCAGCGGCATTGATAAACACCTTCTCGACACCCGGCATCGCCTGCACCGACTGGACCTTGTACGTCTGAGTTTGGGCGTGAGAGGCGTAATACGCGGCGACAACCGGGGTAATGAGCCCGACCAGAGTGATGGTATCGCCAATCACCGCACCCGTCGCATTGACAATGGCCGTCAACGTGTCCGGGCTGATCCTGGTCCCGAGCCCGAGCATAAGAACGGCGCCGCCCGCAAAGCTTGCAATATGCCGCGTGGCAGCAAGCACTTCGTCTTGAGATGGGAGGTTCATTTTAACCCCTAATTGTTGGCCCCCTTGAACACAAAAAAATTGATGACTGGCGCGTCCGAGGCGGTGCCAGCGACACTCTGAAACGTAATTTGAAAAGTACCCGCGCCGACTGACGACACGATCGCAACATAGGTATTTGTGCCTGACTTAACCGCAACCTTCGGGATATCAGTGGCGACCACGTTGCTGTTCGTCACCGTGAACGACACCCACGTGCCTACAACCGGCGCCGCCGTAAAGAGAGTAATCGCGCCTGTAAGGGTATTGAGCGTGACGCCAGTCGTTCGGCTCGTGATTTGCGTGACCGCACCACCAGCCCCGACACCCGTCGCGTAACCCACCGCGACATTGAAGGTCCCGGCCGACAAGTCTATCGCCGCCGGTTGCGTACATGTGTAGCTGCTCAACGTCGCAATGGCTTCAAGCCATTGGTGTGTTGGACAGGTGAAGGTCGAGGCCCCGTTCACATCAAGGTACGAGTTGACCAGGTCGAGCACGGTCGATCGCAACAGCGCGGGCGTGATCGTGCCCACCGTGTTGTCAGGCCAATTGGCGGCGATGTCGGCGGCGACTTGCGCCTTGGTGCAGGGCGCGATGCAATTAGCTTCTGCCGGCGGTTGCCAAGCAAAGAACCACAAGAACATCGCAGCGATACACCAACCGATGTTTTTGGTGTTCTTGAGTTGATCGAAAGGACGGCCCCAACGCCTGCGATCTCTGCCGACAGTGTGCACGGCACCCTCCCGATCTTCGACATTCTTGAGGTACTTGTTGAGCAGCGTGCCTGCTCCCAGCGGGTACTTGTCGGCGTCGTCGCCAAGGAAAGAAGCCTGCCGATCGTCCCCGGTGAGACCCATCAGCTTGCCGGCCACGGTGCGGATCAGAATTTCGGTGTTGAGAAACCACGGCACCACGACGGACGTTTCCGGCGTCACGATGTCGGGCATCAATTTATAATAGCGAAGCGTGCACGGGTAGGCGCCCGAAGCCGGCGGCCAGACAAACAACTGCGCGGGAATTTGCGATAGGTCGGTAGCGTAATTGTAGGGGAAAGACGAGAAGCCAGGGGTCTGCACCAACCAGTCATATTCCGCCTTGGTGACCTGGATCAGCGGGTATGGCACGCCTTGGATCGTATAGAAAAACTCATCCTTGCCGTCCTTCACCTGCGTGCGCAGATAGTCGACCGGCAACGTGTAAGGTCCCGAACCCTGGCCTACCACCGAATTGAAAGTGAATGTGAAGGTGCCAAGCGCGGCGTCAAGATCATAGTTCTGACAAAGGTCCTGCAACGTCGCATTCAAAAATTGCCCGGCTTGCTGGGTGAAGCCGGGACACTTCGCGATCTGAGTAGCGAGCGCTACGATCTGCTGGGCCTGCAGCGGCATTCATTCTCTCGCGTCAATCCTCGCCTGACACTTGGCGATCTCAGCATTGCGCTTGGCAATGGCTTGCCTGAAACGCTCGATGTTGGTCCGAGCCGTCGCCTTCTGTGCGAGCTCCTGCTGGCTCAATTTGAACGGCCCGTTCTTGCGGGTGTTCCAGACCGCTTCAGCACGTGGCTCGATCGCCAGAAAGTCCTCTTCAAGACCTTTAAGCGTCTTTTCTTCTTGCGCCAGGTTGGCCAGCAAATCCTCCATGTCGAGTTTTGCCTGCTGCCGGTCGACCGACTTCGTCATCTTGTCCAGCGTCTCGTGAAACTCCGAGACCGGCGCGTCACGCGGCATGTAGGTCTGAATGACGATCGAACGGTTTTGCGAGACCTGGGCGGTAAAGGTGATCGCGGCTGCAACGTCGGCCACGGCGGTTTCCGGGTCGACAGACTTGATGGGAGCATTCACGTTTAAATCTCCGTCTCCGCTGTGATGGTTCCGTTGGCGCCGCGGGTAGGTACGCTGGCGTGTTGAGGTCCGAGCCGCACGTTGGCAGGCCGACGATACGCGTTGAACCGGCTGCGCCCGTCGATCTCATCCTGATGCTGCCATGACCGCTGCATCTGCTCGTAAAGCACTTTCGCACGGCTGAAGGGAACGTCGTAGGTATACTCGTGAAAGTACATCACACCGTCGATCATGATGTTCGGCAAGAAGGGCGCCAACTCCATCGTCACAGAAACCAGCCGCTCGTTGGGCGTGTTGGCCTGACGGGCGAGCGCTACCTGCTCTTGAAAGTAGGCATCGCGAGCGTCCTGCTCCATCTCGGCAAGGACAGAGGCGCGCGCCTGCTTCTTGAGCTCCAGCATCTCGTCTTCGTTGAGCAAAGACTTGTCGACAGGGATTTTCTTGCCGGGTGTGACGGCCGGTTTCTTCATGTCTTAGCTCCCTACGTGCGTCCACGGCCCGCTGGCGATGGCGCGCGCCGATATCAGAATGGGCCATCCCGTCGTGGCGTCAACCGCAACGCAATCACCGGGGAGCACCTTCAACGTCCCGCGGTTGGGGACGTAAAGAGCTCCCGACTGTGACCATGCACCCGGCCAGATCGGGTGTATGTTGTTGAGGTCGTCCTTGACGATATTGGCGATCGCAGCCACGTCGGCAGGAGCTAACGCGCCTGCGAACAGCTTCATGGTCAGCGAGTTGGTCGCGTTGGTGCCTACAGTTCCGGTTGCCATTTATCCACCGCCGGTCGAGAAGGCTTGAATGCGGGCGAGCGTTGCGGCGACGTTACATTGCGCCGCAATGTCGGCCGCCATCGCGTTCGTCAGGGTAGTCACGTCCGCCGTCAAGAACGTGTTGGTGGTGAGACCCGCGAAGTTTGCCGTATTCTGAAGCTCAAGCACTTGAGCCCCACCGGCCGGTCCCTGCGGAAGAGGCGGCGCCAATGCGCCACCCATCGGTCCCAAACCGGGACCGACCCAAATGACTTGAACCGAGTAAGTCATTCTATAAGCCATGTCAGTCTCCCTTAGCCGAAGGTTGCGTTGAAGGCCGACGTGCTCTCGATCCTCATCATGAACTGAGAGTTTTGGATCAGCGTTCCGTAGAAGTTTTTCCAGCCTACCACGCGAAGCTGGTTGAGCGGATCGCTCTTGTCAGCTTCCTTCAGGTAAGTGAACTTGACATTGTCCAGCACCACCTGCGCATAAGCACCGCGACCGAAGATGAAGGTGGGATAGACGGTGATGCCGGTTGCCGGCGCCGCGGGCGGCACTTGCGCAATCCCGAGTGCCGTGATGGTCACCACAGTGTTGGGTGGTAGCTGCGTTGCCTGACCAGCGAGCGGCCCGACAGTCGGTCCTTGTGCCGACACACCGATGTTGAACGGCGTGTTGGTGGTGCCGACGTACACGGTATAGGTGAAGCCGGCCACGTTAGGCGTCGTCAACTGCAACGCGCCGTTGGCGCCGACCGCGGTCGAGGCCGACACTTGGTAAATCTGGCTCTCGTACTGGTTCTGCGTGTCCTGACCAGTCACGACGATGAAATAGTTGGTCGCGGCCAACGAGCCGCCGCCAATCGCAACCGGGTTAACCTGCGCAAAGCCGGTCCAGAATTGAACCAGGTTGGACTTACAGAACCGGATGCCGCGCCACTCGCCCGCCTCATAATTGTAGAGGCGGTTCAAGTCGCTGTAGGACCATGCGGTGATGACGGTCTGGTTTTCCGAAAAGTCACCGATGACAAAAGGATGCGCGACCGCCACGTAATGTGGCATCTTGCGCGGGTTGTTGGAGGCTTTCGCCCCGCCCGCGTCGGCTTCCATCTTCATGTCGGTGATCTCGTCGCCCATGAAACGCGGTGCGCCGAGGTTTTCCAGCATGGCGTTGGCACGGTTGACTTCGTGCGGGTTGACCACGTCGCCGGCTAC